AACTTGCTTGATGTTTGTTTAGGATTCTTTGTATCCCAAAATGCTGCTTTCTTTTTCATTAGCAGTCCCAAGCCCTTCTTGCTTTGTTTAATCTACTGTTAGGATCTTTCGCTGCCTTTGGAAACATCTTGGCTTGACCGGCAGATCTAGCACAATACGATTTCCTACGAGCAGCGGCTTTAGGTGACTTGTCTGCTTCTGCTTTTTTAACAGGTGGCTTTAAGTTACTGCCTGCTGCTTTAGCACTAGCGCGACCCTTAGCGTTAAGTCCACCTTTAGGGTTTTGGCCTTCTTTACGTTGCCACGCAGGAGTCTTTGGCATTTACTTCTTCTTGCCCATTTTCTTAACCATCTTTTTGCCAGTCTTCTTGGTTTCCATTTTCTTACCAGTTTTCTTGGCTTCCATCTTTGCCATCATCTCGCCCTTAGCGGTGTATGGGAATTCTTTTTTTCCGACCTTTGGCATTATTTCTTTCCTCCGACTCCAGTAGAGATTGATTCGTATGTCATATACTTGCGAGCATTTGGATATTGCTTGTCAGATGGTGGATAATAACTAGCTTCTTCCACATTCTTGACAAGCTCTACGCCACCTTCTTTATCTTTATCCATTTGTTACTCCTTGTTAGTTAGTCTTTGAAACCCATTGTGTTGCCATTGAACGCCTTGCCAGCGGTATTACTAGCAATTACAGCAGCATCAATATCTTTTTGCTTTGTTGATACTGGTTCAATTCCTTGTCGTATTGCGCTGTAATAGGAACCTAGTTCCTTATCGTGCGCCTTAGCAGTTGGCACGCCGTTACTCTTGGCAGCTCCAACATCTAGTTGTAGTTCGCCTACTTTGCAGCCGAAGCAACCTTCGACATACTCAAGGTGAACTGTTCTCCTATGTAAACTCATTAGACCACCGGTGTTAGGTAGTCGGAATACCCAGCATCTATTAGGATCTGTGCTGCTGAATCATCAATCGTGTATTCGTGGCCACCTAGATAATAGGCGTCAGCATCTGCTAGATCATCTTGACTTGGTGTGCGGTTCTCAGTTACTACAGTTCCATTAACAAGTAAAGTAATACCGCGAGCAATATCGGTAAGACTTACTCCAATAACACCATCAGGTGTGCCACCTTGTAAACGCTTACCGGCTAGGCGAGAGTAAGGAGAGAAGTTATTATCAGTCCAAGTCTCGTTGTTCCAAGGAGTGTTTAATTGGTATGGCACAGTATCCCTTTCTTATAGTGACAGGGACGGGTTTGACCCCGCCCCTGCCGTTGCTCAAATTAGCCGAGGCTTGAAGCTGTCTCAATACGGTAGAGAGCTGCTTCACGGAGGCGAGCAAAGCCACCGAAGTAGTACCAACCAATGGTGCGGAAACGACGCAAAGCGTCAATCTCTGGTCCAATGATGGTCTCAATGTCCTGAGCCTGTGCTTCCGCTAGGGCTTCACGACCTGCAATAACTGCCTTGTAGACATTTACTGCTGGAGAGTTTGTGTTAGCTGCGAAAGGCACACGAGGTGTCTCAACAACGAACGCACCTTCGATGACGCCTACGGCGCCTGCTACGAATGGTGTGCGGTCTACGTACTGGGTTAGAGCCTGGAATCCACCAGTGCCTGATTCAGCGCGTAGGTCAGCTGCCTGACGTGGGTGTAGGTATGCAGCGTATAGATCGTTGATGCGTGGAACAGCCTTGTTTGTACGAAGTTCTGTTACAGCCTTACGGATCGCAGCAACAGACATTGTGTCTGCTGCATCAATTGTGTTAGTTGTAGTTGCGTTTCCACCGTAGATTACGTTGGTGCCGCCTGTTAGGACAGCTGCTACTACAGCATCAATTGAGTCTGCTGAGTTGTACGCGATGATGTCAGCAAGAGCTGAATCAACGTCGTTGAATGAAGTTAGGTTTAACTTCTTTGTTGTTGTTACAGCTGAACCGTATTCGTTCAGAGTTACTGTAACTTGGTTTGGGTTGCCAAGAGCAATGCTTGATACATCAGTAGTTTCTGTCAATGTAGATGTAGCTTGTGCTAAATCTGAATAGATAGAGAAAACAACTGACGAACCTGGCATAGCCTGTTGGACCGGCTTGACATCTGCGAGACCGCGCATTACAGGAATGGAACGTAGTGCCATTCTTACATACTGATCGTATGCTGCTTTTACGAGGGCGCTAATGTCCGATGTTCCAGTTAAGGAACCTGCTGGAATTGCCATTAGGTCTTACCTTTCGTTTGTTGGGTTGGGTTAAATCCCAGACTGACGAATAATTTCGTCCAGTTCTTCCTTGCTGTTAGCGTTCATTAAACGAGACATAACATCTGCACCTCGGTCTGGGGTCATACCCTGTTCCGCTGTATTAGTCATTCTCTTGTACGCTGCTGCGTTGGCTGGATCTACATTCGTAGTTTGGGCTTGGCCTAAATCAATACCGAAAACATCGGCATAATCTTCAAGCCACTTAGACACCGAATCTTCAGTTGGTTCAATGTCCTGTGGGATAAACGAAGCTATCTTCGCATTTACCCCGCGACGTTCGAGGGTATCCTTGATAGTTCTTTCACGTTGCGCTTTGCTTAGGCCATCGAACTGTGAACGAAGTTCAGCGAGTTCCTTATCCTTTTGCTTAGACGCTTTACGTAGTTGTTTTACAAGGTCGTTGCTCGATGATTCTGTATCGAAGTCATCGTCATCCTCGTAGTCGTAATTGGACATAGTCCTTCTCCCTATCATTTGTTTGATTGACGTAGGCCTCATATTCCGTTGGGGGACGGGTATGGCTCCTACTACTGGTCTTCTTATCGCTCCACTAGGCCAGTCGTTCTAGTGGCAGGCTTTATTGTTTAAAAGTTGCCGGCGCGTTCTCTACCGAGTGCGCCTTGGGCTATTCCTGATTGTCCAGAGAACTCAGCACGTTCTAAGCCAACAAGTTTCTTACGTTGCTTAGCGGCATCAACCGAACCAGATAGACCAAAGACTTCTTGTTCTGCTGTCTGTTGTGTATAAGGTGACTCACCGTACATTGCTGCTAGTTGTCCACCGCGAGGTGCAACTTCAGCTACTGTCTGGAAACCTTGTTGTGCTTGTTGCTTACTAATACCAGCCTTGGCTAGTTCTTCAGCACGAGTCATACCAGTAGCAAGTCCAGCTTGTGTGGCTGCGCCACCGATTTCTGCTGCTGTTACCTTGCGCTTGATAGCATCAAGTGCGTTGGTTGGATCTAATGTGTAAGCAAGAATGTCACCATTAGTAATATCAGGATAGAACGCTTTTAATGACGCTAAAACCTCTGGATTAGAATTAACCACACGTTGTTGCGCAGTCATAATGCGATCTTCTAATTCAGTTGCTGATACATCATTAGCAATAAACTTTTGGAAACCTTCTTGTGTACCGTATTGTCCTTTAGAGTAGTAAGACTCTGGTAACCCGTAGTTGCGCATAATGTTCTGGTACTGATCTTCAAGTCCAATGTATTCAGCCTCAGAGATTGCTGCTAAACCTTTTTTAACGCGCTCCGCGTTGGCAGCAAAGCGCTTCTGGTAAGCAGGAGTTTCGCGTAAACGAAGGGTAAATTCTGATGGTGAGATACCAGCTTGAATAAATCCTTTTAGCGGTGATACCAGATCGCCTAATCCATATTGGGCAAACTCATTGTAAAGTAAATCGTATGCTGATTGACGCTTGGAAAGATCCTCCGCAGCAATAGCTGCTTTAGCGGTACTTGCTTCATTAAGAGAAGTTTGATAAGTAACAAAGGCTTGTTGATCTGTAAATTCTGTACCATCTGAAGCGGTATAAACTTTATTTCCAGCGATGACACTTGCTTCACCTGTTAATTTTCCATCTACTTTAGCAACAGTTGCTGCGTTAATAGCAGCGCCTCTTTCTATTCCAGACTTTCCTTTTGTGGCCGCAAGATATTCTTCATCAGTTAAATCTTTAGCTGGATCGTATGAATCACCAAACTTACCAGTAATTAAGTTTAGACCGCCACGACTAACAAGATACTCGGCAGCAGTCATACCTTGACCTTGGGCGTTAGCTTCTAAATTCTTGCGTCGGGAAACTGGAATAGAATTAATATCCGTAGTAAATGTAGCCATCTGTTACCTCTGGAATCCAAAGTCCTGTAGGACTCTAAGTGCTGAATCGGAAACTTCTTCTTTAGCATTTGCTGTGTACTGCCAACGGCTATCTTTCTTTAACTGCTTTTGAAAGTCATACATATTTAATACTTCTGTACCAGTAATCGCTGTGCGCAATGTCGGATCGTTGAGGTCAATTTGTTCTGGGTTTAGTTCTAATACCTTAGCCATTAATTGCTTGTATGGAGAAAAGATTGTTCCTAGGTCAATGCCTTGACCAATTAACTTCTTAACAGAATCTGGAACAGATAAAGAATTTACATCTCGAATACGTTGCTTGTATGTTTCAATAGATTCACCTTGAGCAATGTTCTGTAACCAACCTTGTAGTTCACCGCCAAAGTTCTTGTCAAGATCTAAACCATTAGCAGCAGCTGTAGCGCGTAAGGCTGCTAGGTTTTCTCCAACAAGACCACTTGCTGGTGTGCCTGTTTTGTAAGTAATCTTGGCACGAAGGGCTGCACGAATAAGAGCCGGTTTATCTTCATTAGCAAAATCGTATAAATCACGAGCCATTAAATCTAAATCAGCTTCATCAAGAGTTATGCCTTGACGCTTTGCTTCATCGGTAATAATCTGACGAGTGTTCTTTAGACCTCGACCATATTCGGAAGTATTATCTAAGTTCTTTAGATCTTCAGCACTTAGCGTCTTACGAAGTTCATCATATTGACGCTTGTAGAATCCACGACGTTGAAGTTCTCCGGCAGACTTCTTAAACCAGTTTGTATTCTGAAGCTCATTGGTAAATTGGTCTACAGTAAGGTCATCTGTAGTGCCAGGAATACCATCTTTACCGATTGCCTTTTGAAGCAACGCTTGTAATTCTGTATCAGTCTTAAATATTGCATCAATGGCACCGTAATTTTTAGCTACCTTATCAATGATTTCTTGAATAGTAAGTTTTGCTGCTGGTGGTGGCGGTGCAGTTGGTCCAGTACCACCAGTACCACCAATACCGCCTGTGCCACCAGCACCTCCAGTACCACCTGTACCACCAGTGGGTTTATTTGGAGATGTAACCAAAGTAGGGCCTGTTGGTCCAGTCTGGCCAGTAGGACCAGTAGGACCAGTTGGCTTTACTGGGGTTAGTCCAGCAGCTACAGTTACTTCAATACCATTCTTATATTTTCTATTGTTGTACGTACCAGTAAATGGTTTACCACTTTGTAAGAATGGATTAGTCTCAGTTCCCTTACCAGTATAATAGTTACGGCCTAAAGTTCCTTGAGTTTCAGGAGTAACATAGGCAATTGACTTTTCTACAGCAGTAGCACGTGCTGGATTCAATTTCTTCAAAGCAGCAATTGCTTTTTTGTAAGCATCAAATGCTTTCTTTGCTTCAGCATTAGAAGCAGCTCCGGTACTCCAACGCTTTGAAGCACCTAAAAGATTTGACGCGGCTTCAGCAGCAGCAAGAAATGCCGCTTGTTCCTTTTCCTTTTTTACAGGATCGCTTGAATTAAATTTAACTAATTTAGCGGCTGCTGCTGCTGCCTTTTGAGCAGCTGCAATCTTGGCTTTATTCTCAGCAGTTACGGTAGTTTTGTATTGATTTAAGAAATCTTCAAATGTACCAGCCATTACACCACACCAATCGCGTCTTTGAAGGCATTGTAATAATTAAATACTTTATTAGCCTTAGCTTCATCTGTGCCAGAAATTTGCTGGATTAAGAATTGTTCATTATCCATACCACCAGTAGTAGTCGCTGTTTGAACATCACCCGAAGTTACATACTGTGTAGTAATAGCCGCTTCTGGCTTCTTTTGTTCTGTCTGAAGCAACTTTGTATACTTCTTTAGTTCAGCCGCACTAGCGCCTCGACCAGTAAGATCTTGGAATACTTTATTGATTACATCAGCGGCTTGGCTTCCAGTACTAATGCGAATAGCCTTAGATACGTTAGGACCGGTACCAGTTCCACCGGCTGTGCGAGCAGCTGCTTCTTGGTCTAGGTATTGGCGAACAGTAAACTGTTGCCCTAAAGTTTGACTTTGAATAGCTGTTGAATAAGCAGCAGAACTATAGGCTTTAAGTAAAGCATCTGAATAGTTACCAGTTACTTTGACCTTATAGCCAGCATTTTTTAAGCGCTGGGCTAAGTCTTTACGATCAACTTTAGACATATTGTATAAAACTGAAGCATCTTGGTTTGAGGATCCAACGATGCCTTGGTATCCAGATACACCACTTGCAGCTGTTCCAGATACGGTTGAGTCTGTAGGGACTATTGGCTTCTTATAGTTATAGTCAAAAACATTATCTGCCATTTTAATCTCCTATTAACTGCGAGAATACAACATCGTATGCTGCCTTAGCGTTAGCATTTTTTGCTGCAATCTCTTGTAGTTTAACCTTGATAGTTTGCTTTAATAGATCTTTGTAATTCTGTTCAAACTCACCATTGCCAGTAACAGCATTTCTGTTGCTTACGTAGGTATCAAACTCATTTGACATTTTATTCAGAATATCTCTGGTAACTGGCTGAGTCTTTACTGACGGGTCAGCTAACATATTCTTTAGATCTTGATAAGCACGTTGACGTTCCATTTGTCGAGCAGCACCACCGGCGCCAAGTTCGGCCTGTAAAGATGGACGTGTGCTCTTGTACTGATCTGACCAAGTTTGCCATTGAGCACGGATCATACGCTTTCCATCATCAGATAGAGTTGCCGCTAGATCTGCCTCATATAGATCCTTTTGTCCATAATAGAACTGAAGATCTTTAGCAGCAGTAGCTTCCTGTAAGAAGTCTGAGAAAGTTTTATTGCGTTTTAGACCCTGAGAGAACAACAACTTGTAAGCGTTGAAGTCAAAGTCACCCTTTTGAGGAATCAGGAACGCTGCTCCTTGTGGGTATTTCTTTAACAGTTCAGTGTTCTGTTCAATCCATAGACCAGATTGTTCTACTGCACGTACTACCGCAGCAGTATTGCGTTCTGATTCAGATAGAGTAAATGGCATTTGCTCTGGGAACAGTCTGATCCATTCTTTAGTAGTCTTGTCAATGTCACCATTGTAGTTCTGTAACAAGTTATTAAAGACTTGCTTAAAGTTAGTACGCTCGTTATCACGAACCCACTTAGCCATATCAGACTTTAAGGTAATCTGTGGAGAAGCTGGAGCAATAAAACCGAATACAGCGCGAAGCGCTAGTACGCTCATAGTAGCTGACTGCAATTTATTCTTATAGTCTTCTAGTTCTCCGGTGCTTGGTGGTACTTCTGTCTTTACACCGTTAATAATTTCAAAGGAAGACTTAGGGCTATAGCCTGCTGCCTCAAGATAAGTAATAGCCTTACGAGCAGCTGATGCGTATTGGGATGAACGCTCATCACGTTGCAATGTTGCCAAGATACGGGTAACGTGACCAGGTAATACAGCGTTAATCATAGGTTGATCTTCAGCATAAGTACCCATTAAGGACTTCTCAAGATCTGCTATCTGTGGGATTAGATTACCTAATACCTTGATAGGAAATGCTGCTAATGGACCAGCAAATGTAGGGAATAATGAGTCTGGGTTCATTGAAGGTGTAATCATCTTCAACTTACCACCAAACTCAACTGGCATTGGGATCTTAAACGCAGTTTCAACGCCAAATGCTTTCATTACTCCATTGACTGCCTTGTATACAGGGTTAAGTCCTGGGTAAAAGAAGTATTGCTCTCCATTGTCATCTGTTTGTACAAAGCCAGAGTGCGCAATACCTTCATAAGTAAGTGCGGCACGTGTCAAAGCCTCTGGATTGTACTTAACAGTACGTGAAATACGACGATAAAAGTCTTCAGTAGCACGATAGAAGCGTGCAAAGTTACGTCCAGCCATAGCAAGTTGGCTACGAACAGCAGGATTATCTACAAAAGCAAGTACTCGCTCACGAGCTAAGTCTTCTGCTATGTCAACAATGTGACGAGTAGCGTTTTCTTTTGCTTGATCTAGCGCTTCACCGGTTAATCCCTTAGTAAACTGATTCATAATACGTTCTTCAAAGCCAGTTGCTCGCATATCCTTACGGATATTGATTAACTGGTAGATAACTAATGGTTCACGTGAGAAACGAGCGTTGGCTTCGCCCATATAGTCCCAAAGTTTTTCAGTAATGCCAGAGGCAAACTGTCCTTCAGTTACTGGAACAAGTACTGGGCCTGTAATCCACTTAGGAGCAAGCGCAAAATCTTGCATATCTGGTAGATCTTCAAGACCAAGGTTCTTAGAAGATACTTTTACGTTACCAAAACTATCAGTAAAGCGTACTTTTGCTAGAAGTTCTTCGTTAACATCACCGTTTTCCTTGGCAAAGAGATTCTTTGTCGCTTGGAATACACGCTTTGCGTGTGTTTGCTCTGTTTCACCAGGCACGCTGTACAATTGGAAGCGCTCACGCTCTACTTGCGGTAGGTTCTTAAAGTATGCGGTTAGTTCATCAATGGCTTTTACTTCGTCATTTAAGTTACGAACAGTGATATTACCTACTTCGTCAGTAGTAACTCGACCAATTTGTACTAACCAACCAATGCGTGCTTCTACACTTGCTACTGGGCTATACGGAGCGTAAGCAACGTTGCCGTATGCTTCTTTGTATTTAACGCCGTTGTATTCAATAGCAGCCATTTCACCGAAACGAGTAGCATCATCTGTAGCAGCCATAAACTGATCTGCACCACGAAGGCCATTCTTGCCACCTTCGCCAACAATACGCATAGTCTCTGGTAGACGTCCATACTTTGCTACTTCTTGTAATAGTTCTGCGCCTTCTTTATCCAAGAACTTGCCAACCATTGAATCCATAATAGCTTCAGCCATTACTGACTGGGCAGCATTAACATCGCCGGCTTTAGCAGCAGCAGCAATTTTAACGTTGTAAGAATTTACTTGTTTTTTGCGAGCAATCTTATTGATAAAGCCAAGGTTGCCTTCGCCAGCTGCTACACGTAAACGTGTTGAAAGTAAACGACCCTTTACAATTCCCCAAGGAGAATCGCCCACTGCTAAGTGAAGCATTAAGTCTTCAGCAGCATTACGTACTGGAAACTTAGGTCCAGCAAGAGTTCCAAGAACCCAGGCGCTAGTCATATTATCTGCCCACTTTTGTTGTGAAGCACCAACAACATTATCAATAATACCGGCACGAGCCGATAAACGATCTAGGTCTTGAATACTAGGAGTAGAAATGCTTTCAGATAACTGGAATGGGTAAAGCGCTGAGCGTTGACCATTATCTAATTGATCTGGATTTACAATTCTTGATATTTCAGTACCAGTATCGTCAATCTCTCGTACGACAGTTGGTGGAGCATAGGCCTTTGGAATACCTTTGCTACCAAAGTTGCGCAAGAAAGCCTGTCCAGCTTCTGATTTGTCAACACCACGAATAGATGCCAATGTGTACCAGACGCCTTCGTAGATCTGCTTACGCTGACCTTCATTGCCAGCAGTAAAAGCCTCGGCAATTAACTTAGAATGGTAACGAGAATTAGCTAAACGTGCTAAACGGTATACTTGTGTAGGTGCATCTGCCGCTAGTACGTTGAAACGGTTATCACGAAAGAATGGAACCGCAGTAAACTTACGAGCAAAGCGATCAATACGTCCTTGAACTTGGTCAAAAGACATACGAATTGCGCCATCGGCGTTCTTCAAGCGACCAACTTGACGCTCTAGTTTGGCTAGATCTGATACCTCACCAGTTAAACCAGCAGCAATATCTTCGTACTGGATAGGTCCAGTACCATAAAAGGCACCAACAATCTTTTGTCCGACCTTGTCAATATCAAAGAATCTGTTTGCAGTACGTAGAGTATTGATGCGAGCTTTACGAGCAGCATTAAGAGTTGGGATCAAAGGAGTTTGACGAGCAGCACTACCGGACATAATTGCTTTAACATCTACAATGTTTTCAAGATAGTTACGAGCAGTCAATGAGTCTCTGACACCTGCTTTAATAAATTCATTTATAGCAGCATCTCCATATTCTGGAGCAATACGCTTTAATTCATCTACAATTGGTACACCAGCGCGTGGATCTCCCATTGCGCGTGACTTTCTTAAAGCCTCTAACTTGCTACCATACAAATCAAAGAAACTAGATACACCTTTGTCTTGGAAAATAGAATCAAGACGTTGTGAATTATTTACAGAAGCCATTAAGTTACGGCCATAAGTAAATTTATCTTTACCTAGTACAGTAAATAGTAAAAAATCACCAGCGTCGTAGGCTTTCTTTGCTTTGCCAAGCGCAAGAGTTGGATCAGCAAAGACACGATAAGCAGCATCACCTACACCAGAGATACCTTTGTACAGGAATCCTGAACCTTCCATACTTCCTGGAAGAATAAGGTTTGCTAACTGGCGTCCTGGAGAATACTTAGCGGCATTTACTTGATCTAAAGCATTTTGGAAATCAGCTACATCTTGTGGAGTGCTGTAACGTAGATCTGCTCTACGAGCAATCTGCTTTTCTGCTTCAGTGCCTTCAGAAATAATCTTATCTAGCGGAACACCACCAGCAACTTTCATTGCTACGTTAACCATATCAAGACCAAACTCAGTCTTGGCTTTATTGATGCGATCTGGGGCAAATACCATATCGCCTTTATCGTTGGCAATAGTAAAGGCTTTAGCAAGATCAACATTCTGATCTAAAGCAACAGCGCCAGTACGATACAGACGTGTCATAAAGTCTGACACTTCGTTCAAAGCTGCAAAGGTTCCACCAACAACAGCCTTGATAGGAGTAGTCATATAATGAAATGCGCTACCTAGCCAACCAGTTTTCTTTTCGACTGGCTTGTCCTCGCCAAACATAGCAACGTGAGCGTTCTGTTGGTCTTGAGTCATACCAGAAAACTTTTGTTGCGCAACGTTAGATGGCAGCGCTAATAGGTTCTTGTGAGAATCTAGTAGTTTAGATAAACCATCAACTTGTGACTTTTGTGCTCCTGTAAGTCCTGCTTGAGCAGCAGCGGCTCTTAAATTGTTTTGTGTCAATTACATACCCCGTGATGCTGCACGCTGATACAGAATAGCTATTTCTCCAGTAGTGTCATAAGGAAGCATCTTGGCTAGTACATCTGAAATCTTTTCACCTGATGGACGCATTTGAAGTGCATTAGCGCCAGCACCGGCGCCCATATCAATACCATTAGTTACTGGTTCATTAGGACGTGAGGTTGGAGCGAATAGTTCTGTTACTGGAGCCTGTGCTGCAGCGTCGCGTACTTCAGCGGCTGGTGTTGGGCGTGTGTCTGGAGTCTTTGCTAAAGGCGCACCTGACTTAATTGCAGCGGTGTCAATACCTTCGCCGTATGAAGTAGAACCCATACGTAGGCTATCTGTGCGAACAGAGTACTTGCCAGGACCTGAAACGCCGGCTTTAGGATTCATTGGTGTATCAGCCATCTGTTTCTTCTCCTAACTTTTCTAAATCTGCGGTCATATCTTCCCAAGCACGAATAGTCTTCGTCTTTTGGTTAGAATGATAAATGGATAGTTCCATTAGTTCACTGGTCATTGCCTCAAATGTTTGGGCTAGGTTGTGAACAAAACCTGTAAGTATTACTAAGAAATCAGAAGGGCGTACTGGGCGAGGAATGTCATTGTTATCGTTCATCACCCAGTACACCTTTCCACTAAACTAATTAAGCCTTCTTGCCTTTGCGAGCTGGTCCGGCATAACCGAAGTCAACCTTACCGCCTTTGACTGATCCTGCCTTAGTGTCAACCTTTACTGGTTGTACTGGAGCTGGAGCGTGTGTTCCTTTATTCATCTTTGCACCTCCTTCGGTTATGCTGCGCCGGTGATTCCGGCTAGTAGTGACGCTATATCGGGTTTTTGACCAGCAGCAGGGGCCATACCACCTTGTGGATTTGGAGGTTGCTGCGAGGCAGGGGCGGAGGCCGCTCCTGCTGCTGGAAGCATTTGTTCAGCGCCAGGCATACCTGGCATCTGTGGTGGCATCTCTGGTGCCGGTGGTGGGGCAAAAGCCTTCTCCACTACTGATTCTAGTGAAAGTCCCTTTTGCCGACCTTGGATAACAGCTGCGATACGGCTGACAATCTCTGAAGGGTCTTGGCCTTGCGCTGCCAAGGCAGGAATAGCCTGAGCATATTGCGCAACAGATACACGCAGAGCATCACGCATTTCTTCAATGTCAACGCGTTGTTCTTCTTGAGATACATTTAGATCCATTGGAATCTCGCGGCGTACGTAATCACGAGATACAAGTTTGTCGGAACGCATTTGTAGCAAAGCAATAATGGCACGGCTTGGATCCATACCAGACATAATTCCGTAACGCACATCTACGCCGTACTCGCCTTTAATATCACGAGATGGTGTGTACTTTAATACATACGGTGTGCCGTCTTCGGAACCCTTGATTACCTTTTGAGTATTAGGGAATAGCTTCTCATCTACTTCAAAGCAGAGTCCGAGAAGATCAGAAAACATACGAGCAAATTGCGCTTGAGCGGATTTGATTTGAGTATCAAAACCAGCTTGTAGTTCTTGAACGCCACGACCAGTAATGACACTTGCGTTAATGTTTCCGGAACGCGATTCAGGGTAACGAGCGCCAAGGCGTAGTTCACGTTCTAGTGCTCCAGACTCTGCGAATAATCCTGGTGGTAAGTCTAGGCTAACTCGACGAATGTTCTGAGGTTGAGCCGAACGCATAATAGAGTCAGGACCAAGAGCAAGTTCTTGTACATCTTGCGGAATAGCAATAGGTGCTTGGATTGACTTTTCTGCTGCTTGGATTTGTAAGATCGCAAAGCGAGCACGAGCGAGTTGAACTGAGAGTACATCATCGAACTGTCCACGAGCTTGACCATCAAGGGAAGGACGGATTGCCACTTTCGCTAAACACTTACCAATTGGATTTGGTGTACGAGCAAGAGTTAAGTTCTTACGCTCTGGTAGGAAGATTAGATCTTGGTCAGCATCGTGGTAACGGATCATTGAGATATAAGGACTACCTTGCTGGTAGTTATTCTTAGCCAAGATCTGATCGGCATACTCTGGATACTGGGCAGCGAGGGACTCGCTATCAATGTTAATAACCTGAGTAAGTGAGATGGTACGACCGAAGCGGTCCATCTCTGGGTATACGCCCCAAGGGTTTAGTAGGCGTAAGCGTGGATTATTAGAATCGTAATCCATCTCTACTAGGCCAACCATCATACCGTAGGTGTTATACCAGTCAGCTGCTTCGTACATTTGTAGTTGTAGTTCTGAAAGCGAGGCGTAGAAATTAGCAATACGGGTTCTAGTATCAGCAGCTTTACGCGCTGAGTCTGAAACCATATTAGCTGCGGAGCAGTTAAAGGAAGGAAGCGGAGCCATTGCTTCTGCCAAGTCACGCGCTGCTACATCAATGAAGTTAGCAACGAGTGGCTTTGGGTAATCCTCTGAGAACATAGAAGGATAAACCTTGGAGAGATCTCCTTGACGCACCGAAAGCACGTCGCGCATACGTTGGTCGCGGGATGCAAACTTGGTCTGCAAGCGACCTAACTTCGCGTTAACTTCTTTTGGTGTTAGCAATGGGAATCCTTACTTCTTGTATAATCCTGGGTACTTCTTGTCAAGCGCCTTCTTGGCGTTTGATTCAGTCTTCTTAACGCCAGACGGTGAAACTTGGCGTTGTAATTCTTTAACAGCAGCAGGGCCTCTAAGCGGTGCAGGCGTTACTGGCTTACGTGTTTGCATTATTGCTCTCTTTTTTGCTTCCATTGCTTTTGTTCTTGCTGCACGTTCAGCGGCTGTCATAGGCTTAGCAGGAGCATTATTTCGAGCAGCAATTTCTACTTTTGAAGGTCGTGCCTTTTTAGATTTTTCAAAAGCCTTTGCTTCAGCAGCACGTTCTGCCATAATTTGTTCTCTAGTTTTTCTTACAGCTGCCATAGTTATCTCCTTAGATGAACTGCTTGTTTTGATCTAGTAGTAGTTGATCTAGGTTGACCACTACGCGCTTAGATTTTTCTGAACGTGATAGAAAAGGATTTCTTAAATGATGGGTTGTGTACATACCGTGATTGAGCATCTCACGTGCTCGGATCTCACAGAACCAAAGCGCCATTACTAAGTCAGTCTTACCCTTAGTAGTTGGCGTCCAAGTAATCAATTGCTCGATAAGAGCCTTGACGTTCTCGGTCTGATCGCTAGGTAGGTGGATCAAATTATCTCGGTGGTGCTTGTTATCGGCTTGCTTAGTACCAAAGAGGGTAGCCATAGAAGCTACGCCGAAACCTGAATCCCACTTATTAGATCCGGTGTGGTGTTCTTTTAATAGAACGCCGCGACTTGCTAAAAATTGACGGATGCCTTCATCTTGAGTTAGGAAAGCCTGAAAAGCGTTCTTCTCAATAATCCATTCGCTGGGACCGTAGAGTGAAGTCCAGTTAAGAATAATGTCGCGGATCTGCTGCGGGCTTGGCCGGCTAATCTTCAAAGCATCTACGATGTAGCGCTTAGAAGTTGTGCGGTCAATGGCATAACAGATAGCGGCGGTATCTCCAACAATGGCTGGGTCCATACCGCAGATAATGGTAAAGCCTTGTAGATCCTTCGGGTGACCTGGGCTACCAGGTTCTAAGCGACCAGACTTGCGCATACCATCAATAGAGCCACGAACACATACTGGGTCAAAGGCAGCGTTTTCAGAAACGTCCTGTTGCTGGTAAACCAAAGCCCAAGTGGAAGCATCCATAGCTTGGCGTTCGTTGTAAAGGTTGCGACCATTCCATCTAGGGTAAAGGCCGTCTTCGTTCTTATCGTTTTCTTCTTGCCCATCGAATGGAGCATCGGATGCTGGCCAGAGGGTTTCCCATTTATCAGGATCTTCGTCCGGCGTCAAAAGCGCCGGCATTGCTAAATACTTCCAAGGTACTAAGCCACCTGGGTAGCGGTCTTCGGAACGTAGTTCTCGGTACAAGTCCACCGAAGCTACGCGAGTTCCAATAATAATTAACTTACCAGTAGGGTTAAGACGGGATCGCACGTCTTGGGTAAGCCACTTGATTTGCCGTTCAAACTCATTGGCGTTCTTCAAAGTTACAGCATCGTCAACAATAATCATATCGGCACGCTTACCGTAGATCTGACCACCGATACCGACGGCCTCAATGTTTGGATCCTTTTCTGAGGATTC